TGGGGAAGTTTTCTGATAATAATAATGTTAGTTTATGGTTGGGTACATCTTTAGATTCGATGCCAGGAATGTTAGATCAAGTAGATAAAAGATCGTGTTTTTGGTTAGATGCTCATGATGAAGGGGGTGGAGTTCCTACCTTTGAGGAACTTGCTTTAATTAAAGATCATTCTATCAAGGACCATACTATTATTATTGATGATGTTCCTACTTATTTTGCGGGTAGACAGCATATTTTAGAAGATACTCTTCTTTCTATTAATCCAGATTATACGTTGAAGTATTATAAGTCTATTAATCCCGATGATGATTATGTTTTAGCGGCATATATTGAATGAAACCCTGTATAATTAAACAACCTGCTGGAGTTGGAGATGTATTCTTTCTTCAGAAGATAGCACACGTCTATCGTCAAAAAGGTCATGAAATTATATGGCCTTTACGTGATGATATTGTATGGATTGCGGATTATATTCCTGATATAACGTGGTGTAAATTGTCAGAGTGGTTACAAGGTCCGTATGGTAAGTTGTTTAACTATGGAGGGTTTGCAGAGACTGATGAATTCATTTATATAGATGCATCTACTGCGGATAGAACTTTTAATACTGATCCCACAAGGATTATGTCAGCAAAGTTTGGACTTGCTGGATTAGATCATACTGATTGGGCAAAGTATTTTAAGTTTAATAGAAATAGAGAGAAAGAAAAAGAACTTTATCATGATGTTTTAGGGTTAGGGAAAGAAGATTATGTCTATGTAAATGATCTTACTAATACTGATATTCGTAAGACCAGTTCATTAGGAAAACTCAAGTATGATTATCCTGTAGTGGAGAATAGAATAGTAGATGGGTTTACTTTATTTGATTGGACATTGGTGTTAGAAAATGCCACGCAGATTCATACACCACCTACTGCTGTATGTTTTATAATTGATGTTATTGACACAGATGCACAAGTCTTTTATTATCCTAATGAGGAAAGACAATATAAGGATGTAATTGATATCTTTAATAAAGTCACTGAATATAAAGATGTTTGAGAATTATTCTAAGAATGAGGATGGTGTTATCTATCAGGTAGATAAGAATCCTATTGATTATGATAAAGAGTATGTTAATACCCGCTATGTAAAGTATGGAGAACTTCCGACTTACATGGCGCATCTTCGTCTTGGGAATATTATTGGATCTCTTTCAAGAGTTCCGAAGAGTATTCTTGATGTGGGATATGGTGATGGTTCTTTTCTTAAAGTTTGTAGTAATATCATTCCTAAATGTTATGGGTATGATGTGTCTTCTTATCCCGCACCAGAGGGGTGTGAGGTCGTCTCTAGTATGACGGATCAACCCTATGATGTTATTACATTCTTTGATTCATTAGAACACTTTGAGGACATAGAATTTGTTAAAGATTTGAAGTGTTCTGCGGTGTGTATTTCAGTTCCTCATTGTCATAATACTAATGATGAATGGTTTGAGAAGTGGAAACATCGACGACCAGATGAACATCTTTGGCATTTTGATCAGAAATCTTTGGTAAAGTTTATGAGAAGAATGGGGTTTGTATTATGCTCTTCGAGTAATTTAGAGGATACGATTAGAAAGAATAATGATCAGACAGAAACAAACATTTTAACATGTATTTTTAGGAGTTTATAATGAAAGCAGCAGTATTAGAACAAATAAATGCTCCTCTTGCTATTAAAGAGGTTGATCTTACTCCCTTAAAATTTGGACAAGTACTTGTAAAGGTATTAGTAAGTGGATTATGTGGTGCTCAACTGCATGAGATACGTGGTTATAAAGGTAATGAAAAGTTTCTTCCTCATCTTATGGGACATGAAGGGTGTGGTATTGTGGAACACGTAGGATTAGGTGTTACTACAGTTAACACTGGTGATAAGGTAGTGATGCACTGGAGACCGGGTTCGGGAGTTGAGGCACCTTTCCCTAATTATGTTTTAGATGGTAAGACTATTTCTAGTGGTAAAGTCACTACGTTAAGTGAGTACTCTATTGTCTCTGAAAATAGAGTAACCAAGATTGATGAAGATACTCCTAGTGTTCTTGCTGCTATGTTAGGGTGTTCTCTTACTACAGCACTTGGTATCATTGATAATGAGTGTGATCTTAAGTTTGGAGAGTCTGTAGCAGTCATTGGGTGTGGTGGAGTAGGTCTTAACCTTCTTCAAGCAGCAGCAATGAAGAGTGCTACTCCTATCTTTGGTGTGGATATTAACTCGTCTATGAGAGATTTGAGTATGAAGATGGGTGCCGAAGGATTTACTAGTGATATTTTATCTTTACCAATTGACATAGATGTTATTATGGATACTACAGGAAATCCAAATGTAATTGCAGAAGCATATAAGAAACTGGGACCTAGTGGGAGATTGATTCTTGTGGGTCAACCTGCTCCAGGAAAGTACCTAGAGATCCCTAATGGTGTTTCTATGTTTGAGGGTACTGGTAAGTCTATTCGTGCCACACAGGGTGGTAGAACAGACCCAGAGACAGATATACCAAGGTATATTGGATTGGCAAAGAAAGAAGTGCTTGATTGGAGATCTCTTCATACCGATACTTTTTCTTTGGATGAAGTGAATGATGCATTTGACTTGCTTAAGTCAGGTAATGCTGGTAGAATAATGATTGAAATAGGAGAGGAAGTATGAGAGGGACTGAATGGACCGCTGATGGTCTTCGTGCATTTGTTGATAAGATGGCGAAGCACCATGATGCTGGAAGACTTCCCTTTGCTCTTCATCTTCCTGGTGGAAATGAAGAACAATTAATAGATATATTTTCTAATATTAATGAAGGAGATTATGTACTCTCCACTCATAGGAATTGGTATCATGCTCTTCTCCATGGATTACCACCTGAAGAAGTAGAAGAAAAGATTTTAAATGCTAGAAGTATGTTTATGTTTGATCGTGAACGTAACTTCTATGTATCAGCAATTATTGGTGGTCCTGTTGCCATTGCTGTAGGTATAGCATGGGCATTAAAACGTAAAGGATCTGATCAGAAGGTATGGTGTTTCCTAGGGGACGGTACAGAGGATACGGGTCATTTTGCTGAAGCAGTGAGGTATGTAAATGGTTTTGATCTTCCATGTACTTTTGTCATAGAAGATGATCATATGGCAGTAGAGGCATCCAAGAAAGTTCGGTGGGGAAGTGATACTGATTGCTGTTGGCCTGACTGTGTAATGCGTTATCACTATACCAAGAGTTGGCCTCACATCCGCACGGGTAACTTTGCTGATCTGAAGGTGATGAAGGCAACAATGAAGACAGATGAGGAATATTTCCCACCTCTTCCAAAGAGAGAATATCCTGTACCTGTAGACTATGAACCCTTGAATATGAAATTCAAGGAAGCAGTTACCCAAGGCATGACTGAACTGGGTGATGAGGGTGCTATCTTTATTGGTTATAGTCTTTTACCGGGTGATGCGATGGGAACTCTTAAGGATGTCCCTGATGGCCAGAAGATTGAAACACCTGTTGCAGAAAACTTAATGGTAGGTCTGGCTATTGGTATGTCATTTGAAGGGTTTAAACCTGTTGTTTACTTTGAGAGACATGACTTTATGTTGGTAGCAGCAGATGCTATTGGTAACCATGTAGATAAAATAGAAAGGATTTCTCATGGTGAGTTTAAGTGTCCTGTAACCTTTAAGACTGTAATAGATGATGGTGGATTGTTCTATTCAGGACCTACCCATTCCCAGAACTTTACTAATGTTTTCAGGGAGTTGGTGGATTTTCCTGTTTTACATCCTCAAAGTCCTGAAGAAGCATTAGATATGTATCGTTATGCAAAGGACAGTGAAGGTCCGGTAATGATTGTTGAAAGTAAGAAGTTCCACTGATGAAGACTTATGTTTCACTAGGGATAGGGGATTTATTTTTCCTTGATTCTATTCTTACAAAAGAAGAAAAGGAAAGTATTAGTGAACTTTATTGGGCATGTCGTTTTGGATATGTAATGCAGAAGTTGATGCATAACAATCCTTCTTATCCTAATCTTAAAGAACAGCATATTATTGATGATAAAATAGGTCAGATTCATATGGCAGATTTAGATCCTATTGCTGTTCCTTTTTGGCACTTCCGTCCTGATTTTCATCCTAATTTTGAGGTTGGTCTGAAGTTATTTGGCATTCAGGAAGAGTGGGATAAACAGAATCTTCAGACTATAGATGCTCCGAGTATGTTTATGGATGATACAAGACCTTTTACCGAGTCATCATTTGTTAAACATAGAAAGGAGAGTGATGAGAAGTATATCTTGGTTCATTATCCTACTTCCACTAGACCAAGGAAGGATATTGCTATTATTACGGATGATGATATTAAATTTGTAAATGATTTATCTAAAGAGACTGGGTATAAGGTTATAGTTATTTCTGATCATGAAGTTAATCCTGCTTTGGATAACGTAGAGATATTAATTAATCCTGATATTATAGATGTAAAAGATTTAGCTGCAAATTGTAACTACTATGCAGGGTGTGATTCCTTTTGTAGTATACTAGCATCAAAGCACTTGCCAAAAGAGAATATTTTTATTAAACTATCTCCTAACTTTACTGGTTGGAATAATTGGTTGTATCGTGCCTTCTTACCTCATGCACCGCACGAGGTAGAACAATTTTATAAATCTTATATTGGAAGATGAGTACTTTAGTTCTTGTTACTGGTGGATTTGATCCCTTACATTCTGGACATATTGCTTACTTTAAAGCAGCCAAGGAATTGGGAACGTTAGGTGTTGGTGTAAATTCTGATGAATGGTTGGTAAGAAAGAAAGGTAAATTCTTTATGACTGTGGAAGAAAGAATATCTATTATTAAAGAATTGAAATGTGTTGATGTTGTAATTGAGTTTATAGATAAGGATGATACTGCTAATGATGCTATTAAGATGGCATTAGAAGTATATGATAATATAATTTTTTGTAATGGTGGAGATAGAATCAAAGGAAATATACCAGAGATGGAGAAGTATGGTAATAATGATAGAGTAGAATTTAAGTGGGGAGTGGGTGGTATGGATAAAAAGAATAGTAGTTCCTGGATACTTAAAGATTATTTAAAAAGATGAAAAGTATATTAGTTATTGGTGATAGTTCTAGAGATGTTTTCGTGTACTGTGATGCATTAAGGTTGTGTCCTGACGTACCCGTTCCTGTATTGAATATTAAAAGTCAAACAGAGAATCCTGGTATGGCAGCCAATGTTCATAGAAATATTCAAAAATCATGGGGTGAATGTCATATAGCAACTAATTCTAATTGGCATGAAATTACTAAGACAAGATATGTTCATAGTGCCAGCAACCATACTTTCTTTAGAGTAGATAGTACTGAAAAAATTAGACGTATTGATTTATCTCAGCTTAAGTATGAGGATTATGATCTTATTGTAGTTTCGGATTATGATAAGGGATTTTTAACTGAAGATGATATAAATGAAATATGTTTTAAGCATCCTAATACTTTTGTAGATACTAAAAAGATTCTGGGGGTATGGATACAACATGCAAAGTATATTAAGATAAATGATTTTGAATATCAAAACTCTAAACCATTTTTAGTTCCTGAAATAACTAATAAGATTATTCATACGATGGGAGCAGAAGGGTGTGAGTATAAAGGTCAGAGATATCCTGTAAATAAAGTAGAAGTGAAGGATGTATCAGGAGCAGGAGATACTTTTATGGCATCATTAGTGGTAGAGTATTGTCGTCATGAGGATATTAAACAAGCGATTAAATATGCTAATTATTGCGCTTCCCAAGTAGTAACCCAAAGAGGAGTGACTATTTTATGAGATTGGATTATTCATTAGTTCATCCTAGTTGGACACAGAATATACCTGCTTTAGGACGTTCCCAGAAGGGTGAAGATGTAAGTCTTAAGTGGACTTTTGATAACATAGGTACTACCAACAAATACTATGTTGAGTTTGGTGCTATTGATGGGTTTGAAGATTGTAATAGTCTTTATTTTAGAGAGAATCAGGAATGGACAGGACTTTTATTAGAGTCTGGTAAATGGTTTCCTGTTGCTCCTAATGATGAGATTAATTTAAAGATAGAAACCGTATCGAAGGATAATATATGTGGTATATTTGAGAAGTATAACGTCCCTAAAGAGTTTGATTTACTGTCTGTAGACATAGACTCCATGGATTATTGGGTAACTCAACAAATTCTTACACAATATAGTCCTCGTTGCGTAATGGTAGAGGTCAATGTAAGATTTGAACCTAATGAAAGTTGGGTATTAAAAGACAATCCTGATTGGGATTGGGATGGTTTAAAATGGTATGGCGCATCTCCTATGGCATATAAAAAGATGTTAAATGAAGCAGGATATACACCTTTATATGTGCATGTGGATGATATGATTGCGGTTCGTAATGATGTTTTAAAGGAAAGTGGATTTACGGAACCTCCTTGGGATAAAGTATATCCCCATTCTAATGTTCCTTTATATAACACTCATAATATGGGTGGAAGAGGACAGTTAGTTACTGAATTAAACTTAGAGGAGTGGGAGGAAGTATGATTATTCTTACTGGTTATGAAGGTTTTATTGGTAAAGCATTTGAAAGGACGTTAGATGTAGAAAATCTTTATAGAATAGGTCAAGGCGGTGCAGATCTTTTTCTAGAACAGTATGAAGACTGGGATAAGGTAGATTTAATAATACATCAGGGAGCAATTTCTAGTACCGTTGAGACTGATCTTAATAAGATTCATAAGTATAATGTTGATTTTTCTATTAAACTTTTTGAGAAAGCAATTGAACACCAGATTCCAGTTAAGTATGCATCTTCTGCTTCTGTTTATGGTAGTACGCAAGGAAATATTAATCCTTTAAATTACTATGCTATTAGTAAAGTGCAGGTAGATTATTGGGTGTTAGATAATATTGATAAGTTCTCTCATATTCAGGGGTTTAGATATTTTAATGTGTATGGGGATGGTGAAGAGAAGAAAGGAGATCAGGCAAGTCCTGTTAGTAAGTTTACCAAACAGATTAAAGAGAGTGGTAAGTTAAAACTTTTTGAAGGATCAGATAAGTTTTTAAGAGATTTTGTATGTGTAAATGATATAGTAGATATTGTTCTTACTAATGATAAACCATCGGGGATTTATGATCTTGGTACAAGTAATCCTACTAGTTTTCAGCATGTTGCAGAATGTGTTGCGAATAAGTATGATGGTGAGATAGAATATATTCCTTTTCCTGATCATTTAAAGGGTAAGTATCAGGATTATACTTGTGCTGAAAAAGAATGGGGTAGTTATGCATTCACTACTGTGGAGGATTACTTAGCATGAGAATTATTTGGACTAATGGTTGCTTTGATATAATGCATCCAGGTCATATAGAATTATTCAAGGCAGCAAAGGCTCTTGGTGATAGGTTGATTGTGGGGGTAGACACTGATGAGAAGGTAGCATTGGATAAGGGTGCAGATAGACCTATTAATGATATTTACTATCGTGTAGCAATGTTAGAAGCAATTAAGTATATTGATGAAGTTCATGTGTTTGGAAGTAGAACAGAACTTGAAGAGTTGATAGAATTTTATAATCCAGATGTTTTAATTGTAGGCGGTGATTGGAGGGATGGTGAAGTGGTTGGTAGAAAACATGCAAAGGAGGTAAGGTTCTTTAATAGAGTCGGTGGGTATTCTAGTACGGATACTATTCAAAGAATAGCCACTAAATATAACAACTAGAGGTATAGATTAGGTGAAAGTAATTATTTCCATGTCGGGATTGAGTAGTAGATTTGCGATGGCAGGATATACTATTCCCAAGTTTATGATTGAGGTTGATGGTAAGACGGTCATTGAACATATTGTAGAACTTTACCCACAAGATTCAGAGTTTCTTTTTATTATTAATGATGAACATGCAAAGGACATGGAACTTTGTAATTACTTAGATGAATTAGATATAGATCGTTTAACTATTTGTTCGGTTCCCGTTCATAAGAAAGGTCCAGTATATTCTATTGAGCAATATCAACATCATATTGAGGATGATGAGCAAGTTATAGTTAACTACTGTGACTTCTCTATGAATTTTAATTATGATGATTTTGAGGAGTTTGTAAATGAAACCCAGTGTGATGGATGTGTGGTATGCTACACGGGATTCCATCCACATATGTTGGGTAGTGATAACTATGCTTTCTGTCAAGTCGATGCTCATAATAAGATATTAGAGATACGGGAGAAGGAACCGTTCACTGATAATAAGATGACCGAGTTTGCTTCTACTGGAACTTATTACTTTAAGAAAGGTTCCTATGTTAAGAAGTACTTTAAAGAGTTAATTGAGAAAGATATTAATATTAAAGATGAATATTATGTAAGTCTTGTACACAATCTTTTGATCGAGGATGGTTTGACTAATTTAGTTTACGAAGTTCCACATATGCTTCAGTGGGGAACACCTTTGGACCTGGATATGTACCAGAAGTGGTCTGATTATTATCGAAAGGTAATGGATGGACAGAAGGAAGTTACTATTCCAAATTGCGTAACTGCATTTCCTATGGCAGGATTTGGTAGTAGATTCAGACAGGAAGGGTATTGGGTTCCTAAACCCTGTATTGAAGTAAATGGTCATTACATGATGGATAGAGCACTTAAGTGCCTTCCCAAGACCGACAGAGTGGTTCTGGGAGCACGAACAGAACATAGAGATCTTATTCCTTTACAAGATTATGGAGATGTAGTTTGGTTTGATGAGGTATTACCGGGACAGGCATGTACTACGGAGAAAATTGTACGGGAGATAGAACCAGAGAAGTCCTTTCTTGTATCTGCCTGTGATAATGGGGTTTTATATGACGCTGATAAGTTTCTGGACTTGGTGAATGATAAAGATAATGATATAATTGTATGGAGTTATAGAAACAACTATACAACTCATTATAATCCTAATGCATACTCGTGGTTAGATGTAAATGATGAGGATATTATTACAAATGTTAGTGTTAAAAAGTTTGAGGGTGACAATCCCCTAGACAAACATGCTATTATAGGTACAATGTTCTTTAGAAATAAAGACATCTATACCGGACCTCTCTCACAATTATATCAAAAGAATCATCGCACTAACGGTGAGTTTTATATTGATAATCTTTTGAATGAGGCAATCGATTTGGGATATATTGTAAAAAACTTTGAGGTTGATAAGTATATTTGTTGGGGTACACCCACTGATTTACAAACCTATAAGTATTGGCAGAATTTCTTTGACAAAGTAGATTGGCATCCTTATGACTACGCAACAGATTACCTTACCAATTGAGTATTGGAATAGGGGTGATACCGAAACTATTTCTCTTGAGGATATTAGAGAAGTAAAATTAAAATATTTTAAGGACGTTCAATTTATTGGACATTCTATTCATTATCCTCAACCTCTTTTATATTCTCGTGGGCAATTAATTCTTCCTACGATAGAGAAGTTTATGTCTTTAGGAAGAGGAACTGTTTATGAAAAAGAGATGTGGTATACCGGGGAGTTGGGATCTGCTAGTGAGATGGTAGAAGAACCTGTATTTTATTTCGTCTATAATATGGCGAATTATTATCATTTCATCTATGACACTCTTCCCTATCTGTATTCATATTTTTATGAAAGAAAATATAATAGGAATCTGAAATTATTGGTCAGTCCTGCAGAAGGTCAAACCGATCTTTATCCTTTTGTGTGGGATTGTCTAGATCTTTTGGGTATTAGTAGAGATGATATAGTTTTTCTGGATAAAGATACTCTTTATTATACAGTCGTGGTAGGGTCTTCTTTGACCCATGATGGTCTTTCTAATCATCGACCACATAAAGGGGTCTTTGAAGTACTTAATCGTATGAAGGGAACTTATGAGAGGAAAGAAAAGATATATGTTTCACGTCGTAGTTGGATGCATAGTAATACCAAGAACATTGGTACGAATATGACAGAAGCCAGACGCTGTGTGAATGAAGATGAGGTATGGGAACTCTTTAAGGCAAGAGGATATGAAGAAGTCTTCTGTGAGAACTTAAGTATGGAGGAGAAGATAGGTTTATTCAGAGGTGCTAAAAAGGTTGCAGGACCGATAGGAGGTGGTATGGTTAATACAATCTTCTCTTCTCCAGAGACCGAAGTGATTTCTATTAACAGTCCTACTTTCTTTGATATTAATACTCGTTTTGAGTATTCTATGTCTCATACTAACCTTCATCATTTTAATGATACAGAGTTTGATGGAGATGCTACAGGGTGGGTAGAAGGTCAAGGAGCACTGTCTATTTCAGGTGGACTTAATTCTCCATGGAAAGTAAATTTAGATGCTTTAAAGGAATTTATAGATGAAATTGATGGATGATATTCACCTTCTTAAGAATGTTTTTACTGAGGAGGAGAGAGAAAAGATGTTAAAAAATTCTAAACCTCTTGTTGTAGATGCCCATGTGTTATCCTTACAAACAGGGTTGCGGCATAATGTTCCTAATAACCAAAGTAATCCCACCGTTCATCTTCACCCTGATTTTAAATGGGTGTATGATCGTTTTTTAAAAATAATCAAAGAAAAATTAGATCTAGATTTAGTTGTGGATACGTCCTGGGTAAATGAGGCGGATGGTACTCAAATTAGAAATTGGCATAGTCATGAGCCCGCTGATTATGCTTCGGTTTATTATATGAAAACTAATCGTTTATTAAATAATGGAACACAATTTAAAGATAAATTTTTTAGAGCACCCCAGAATAGTTTAATAGTATTCCCTGCACATCTTCTACATAGTACTCCCATTAATAATATTCTACTACGTTTTTGGCGTTACAGTAGGTATACTTTAGCTACCGATTTTAATAAAAAAGAATGATATTTGATGATGTGTTAGAACTGGCAAGAAGTGTCAGTCATTTTACTATTGCTGGTGAAGGTAATGTATCAGTAAGAGATGGTGATGCTATGCTGATCAAAGCCAGTGGATCTACTCTTGAGACTATGACAGATGAGGATCTGGTTCGTTGTGATCTAGATGGTAATGCTTTCCAGGGTGAAGAAAAGAAACCAAGTATGGAAGTGTCTTTTCATGCATGGATATTAAAGTCTTTTCCTGAAATAAATTGTGTATGTCATACTCATCCTACTAATACGATTAAGGTATTATGTTCAGGACGCATTCATGACTTTGCTCATCGAAGATTGTTTCCTGATCAAGTAGTAAGGAATGGAACTGTATCTTGTGTGGTTCCTTATGCTACACCAGGTA